CCGCTTCTGCTATCTTTGCGGTGGACTCAGCGCTGGCCGCGTATTGTATTTTCAATGCATCTTTCTCTGTAGCAAAGTACGCGTCTGCTAAAGCCAAGTAAGGACTCCCCTTTATCTGAACCCCGCCCTTGCTTATGGCCGTTCTTTGGCTGGACACAAGCCTTCGGGAGCTTTTTCTAAGGGCAACCTCCTTGTCTGAGCGCTGCTTTGACAGAACCGCCATTTCGTTCTCAGCCATTTGCGCATTGTATTCCCCAATTTGCCTGGCCGCTTTGGCTGAATTCATGTTGCCCTTGAACCCAAGGACAGCGCTTCCCACTAATGATGCTGTTACTGGTTCCATTACGATACTCTCGCCATTCTATAATAATCTGTGCCATCCGGCCCATACTTACGCATCAAGCCCTCGTTCTCAAACCCCAGCCACCTAGCAAATCGTATAGAGCGCGGGTCAGATGCATTAATTGTAGCCTGCATGCGCTGTATGTTTGCCTCGCTCATAATAACATCAAAGAACTCATCAGCATATCTAGCAACAGTCTTTGGCATAGAGTAGGCATGCTTAGACATAACAAGCCAGCCCTCGCCAACCCCCTGCCACATAACATGAACGCCGCCAATCATCACAATTTTGCCATCTTTCCTCGCGGTAAAGCCGACTATGTTGCTGTAGCTTTCAAAGCCCGCTCTTTCTGCCGGCGACATTGTGTAGTCCAACTCAATATCGTCGATATCGCCTTTTTGAAAATAACAAACATCAAGCATCAAACGTATTAGACCTCCGCATAATAGCCAACACTGTCATAGGTAACGGCTGGTTTTGTCGAATAACAACCCTTGCATCATTGTCATAGCCGGAAGGAAAGAATATCTCCTTGTCACCGCTAAACAAAGGAACCGCAGTGTCCATGCTCATGCTACTGTCCCTAAAAGGCAGACGGTCCAAATTGTTCAAGTCAGGGCCAATCTCAGCGCCTACAGACTTAAAGAACCGTGCGGTTACGCCATGTATCCGTTTAATCTTGCCTTGGGCAACGCCGTCATCAGCTCCGGCCTCCATACGCAATGTTTCAACAATAGACGAATACCCATAGCCAACATGAACCTTTGTGGAGCTTCTGTCTAATGTTATACCGCCGCCGGACACAACCTTATCGGCGTGGGCCGCACCATCTGCCAAAACAGAAACAGTTTCACCTTCAAGATGGTTTAGCCCTGTAATCGTTGTGGTAGCACTGCCGTCGTAGGTCAGGCCGCTATCAACGTAGAACGCGTCGGCAACGTCGTCACCAAAGTCTATTGTTGTTAAGCTTTCGATGTACCGAACAGTCGAGCCATTTATGGTGCGTTTTACCGAAAGATAAACTTGGTCTTCTGCACCGCTAGGGATTGCTGTAATGCTTTCTACAATGCCAGAGCCGCCAATGTCGTGGTCATGCCAGCCAACAGCGCCGTTTGCTCTGTCATACGTTAGCCCTACAAGACCGCCATCACTATGCACAAACCAAAGGATTAGCTCTGGCTCCTGTTGCCAAATCATGTCGGCTAAACCACCACGCGGCAAATGGTCAGCAAGGATGGACAAATCAACCCCTAGCAACCCGTCTGTGTCTAGGTTGAATGTTATTTCTTTTACTTTTTCTAAGCCCTTTTGTATCAAGATAGTGCTGTTGCCCGCGCGCAACGGGCGGATATCAGAAGAACCAAATGTTGTTTCACGCAAAACATTGATGTTGGTAGGGGTCACGGGAGTAGCGCCAGTGCCGCCGGAAAGAGTAAATTCTGAACTTGTTGTTAGAACCTGTAGAAACCGCGCGGGCAAAAGGTGCTTGATAACATTTACTTGGTCAGACGCAATTGTAACATTTACCGCCGCGTCATCGGTTATGCCAGGCGTTTGATTTTCAAAGTCTGCGGTCACTGAGCCAAAGATGCTTTGGGGTTGGCCGGAAGTGCCAGCGAAGTACAGGCGCTCTTCGTAAAACGCAACAGCGCGTGGGAACCCCTGGTCGCCGCCGAAGCTTCCTAATGACCATTTCTTGGTGGCGTTAGATAAGCCAACCGTATTATGAGGCAAAACACTTATGCCGCCGTCATCCTCTTTAACTGTAGCTGTTACCACAGTTGCGCTTGTAAACGCTGTTATTTCAACGTGGCCGGTATCATCATGCCGGTACTCCCAATCGATAGCGCCGTATGTTTCTGTTCCGCTGGTGTGAACTGGCGGAGTGTTGCCTGATGTTTGAGTGGAGCCCGTTACCTGCTTGTACACATGACCGTCATACCGAACAAACTCATTGTTTGCGTAACTTGTGTTTGCCGCCCATTCATCGTAAGTGACTTCTAAGACCTCACGAAACCTAACAAGTCGTCCAACGTCTGCGCTCGTAAACAAATCGGCAGAGGCTGTAAGAGTAACGCTGCCCGTATCTCCTGATGAATACAAGGTTATGTCGGTAGTGTTTTCGTCTAAGTAAGGGCCATCGACAAAATCGATATCAGACAAAGAGAAGCTAGTCGCCGTGGTGCGCGTCAATTTAGCTGGCGCGTGGTCCTTGTGGGCCAAGTAAAGAACATCAGCGGATTGGGCGTGGTTGATTTCAAATATGTCTGTTCCGCTATATGTAGTTGTGACCTCTACAATCTTACCCGCTGTGCCGCCAGAAGCATACGCTGTGTAAGCGCTGCTATCTATGCCAGACAGCTCGAACGTATCAGTTGTTGCGCCAGCTACGGTGAACTCAAGATTGTTTACCTCGGTCATGCCCTCAACGCTGGATAAGAACACCCTGTCACCATTAGAGAAGCCGTGCGAAGCCGCCGTTACAACCGCTGGGTTTGCGTTCGTAATCGCTGTGATATCTTTAGTCGCCTCTGTTAAGACTCCGCCATCCTTAAAGAAGCGAATATAGTTTTCGCCAAACTCAATAACGTAAGCTTGCTCATCACTAAACTCAAAGTTAACGAGCCTGATTTTGCCGCCGTCTTTTGATTGCCCAGCAAACTTTGTGCCTGGCCGGCGCGTCGTTCCGCCCTGCGGGAACACCAGCATATTCTGCAATGTTTGCGCCGCTTCGTTGTACTTTTGCAAGTCAATGCGGCCTTCGAGCCGTGGCGATAATTCACCAGCGCGGAAGTTAGTAACAATGCTAGATACACGGGCCATCTTAGAACCTTACGTTTACAAAGTCGTTTGCAATTATTTTGTCAGGCTGGCCCTCCATAGCATCCATTGAGCGAGCCTCTCTAATACGGGCCTCGTACAAGCTGAACATTTGCTGGGCAATGCTGTTGCTGCCTGTAATTGCATAAGCAGTCTCGGAAGCTAGCTTATGAGCTATCGTGCTAGAAAGCAGTGCGTCGTATTGCTCTGTATCAGTCACGCGGGCAACATATATAATTTTACAGGCGTCTTCGTTGCTGAGGATTTTGCGGCCCTCAATCTTAAACATTACCTGGCTATCGTATGGCGTAAGCTCATTATCAACATTTGAATTCCAGAAAGACAGCACTCGCAAACAGTAAGGGTCTGTCGGCAGTGTGTACTGGTACTTAAATCCAAATGCGGGAGCCGAGCTATCCCTTGCTAGGTCAGCACGACTAATTGCGGCGTTCCAGGGGTGGGCTCGCAAAACGGCATCCCGAACAGTTTCATAGCGACGGTTACACAATCGGGCTTCTTTGGAGTTTTCTGTTAGCGAGGCAATAGTTGCGGCGCCAAGCAAATCCATCGCCTCGTTACAAATATCAACTACTGATGGCATCTTGTACCAACCTCTCTACATTTATTAATACGCCTTGGCTTGCGTTGCTGTCCCCGCCGCAAATGATGCGGCCGTTCTTGTGTGCTTGCCTAGCTAGTGTCTTTAGCTTGGCTGTTGGCAATAATACCACAGTTTCCTCACTAAGTATAAACGCCCAGTGCTGGGCTTTTGTAGTCGCAATGCCAGAAGGCTTACCTCTACAAAAAAACTCCACAAACACATTCCCTGTTTGCGAAGCCATAAAGTCTCGTTTCACCTCTATTGTTTGACCTTCGAGCAAGTCGCCCAGCCATTTTTCTTGTAGCTGCCCAACTTTCAAGTCGTATTGGAAGTCGTTGTTATATTCCAAACGTAACATCCCCGTTAAAGGTAAGAGGGGCCAAGCGCGGCCCCTCTCGTTATGTTTAGTCTGGAGACTCGTCACAAAGGATTTTAACAACCTTTGCTTCTTCCATACGAACCGCACCAAGTGACATGCAGTAGTAGACCTGAGTTGCGTAACTCTTGTCTGCCCGCTCATCAATTCGTGCAGAGATGTCTTTACCGATGCCCAGTGTGATGCCGTCTTCCGCCCATGCAAAGCAATCGCGGATGTCATCAGTCTCAGAGCCATCAGATGTAGCAAGACGGTTTGTCATGATGAACTTGAAGCCCATAAAGGTATCTAGCTCACCCTGAACAAGTGCCTTAACTGTGTTGAAGTCACTTGATGTTACAGTTGTGTCAGCAAGCAAAGACTGAATCTGGCTTGGTCCAACAGCAATGTAACGCTGAAGTGATGGGTCAACGTCACCTGAGTCCAACTTGAACTTAGCTTCACGCAGTTTTGCCAGCGTCAAGTTAGTGTTACCCTCGGCAACAGTCTGTGTGATGGCCTGTGTGCCAGCACCAGCTTCGCCGGTTGCCGCAGTGCCAAGAGCCGCTGTGATAATAACATCGTCCATCGCACGGCCCATAGCAGCCGCAGCTGCCATTGCGTAAGATGAAGTCGGGTCAATCAACATGCGTACCTTGTCCTGGTCATCAATCAGGTCTGCATACTCGTAATCGGCCAAAGTTAGACGACGCCGTGAATGCGGTGTGTCAATCTGTGGTGTATCAGCATGACGGGTTGTCCGAACCTGCGCGGTAGCCGCACCGATTTGGTCAATAAAAGCGTTCTTGCCAACAACATTTTCAATACGAACTGCGTCACGCAGACGGGAACCCATCTGCTGAGAAAGCATCTGCACATTAGCTGAATACTGCTGTACAAACGCGGTGGTTACTTCTGTGGACATATTGTCCTCCTTCAAGTTTCACGTTTATGTTTTAGCTTTGCAGAGTGCTACCCGATGCACGGACATTCCTAGTCTTTTTAGCCGACCTTTGGCTATCGTCTTTCCGATTGTCTGCGGGACGAGTTTTCTCGCTACCCCTTACAACCCACTCGTAGTAACTTTCTGCGAGCTTGGCTGGATTCACAACGTCGCGCTGAGTGCCATACTCAAGCGCAACCCTTAAACATTCGAGCCTAATTTCAACATCATCCATGGATGTAGCCCATTAGCTCTTGTACTTTAGCAATCGCTTGCTCCCTAGCCACGACATTTTTTCTGTCGGTGTAGGCGGGGGAGGCCATGATTGCCGAAACCTCTGCTTGCGCTTTTTCCCTTGTCATAAAGGACGTTTGCGAAGCCTCAGATACCGTATCCTCACTTGTCACACTTTGCCTAAATTCTGCAATTTTTGCAAATGCTTTTATGAAATCTGGGTTATTACCCAGCTTAGTACCATCAGCAAGGTCGATGTCAAACATCTCAGGGTTGCCAAATTCTTGCGCTGTGGCTGCGGCCTTTTCTACAATACCATCGTAGTTAGAGCCCCACTCCTGACGCAAAGCAGTTTCTGATGCCGCGCGTTGTTGCTCAAGCTGTTGCATAGTCACGGCGCCGGTGTTCTCGACAACGCTCTTATAATACTCCATAACGCCTGATGCTTGCTCCGGTGTTAGGCGCAACTTGTGGGCAACATCTTTGTAGTTGTTCGCCACTTCCTCTGTTACTACGTTTCCATCAACAGCAATTTCATAATTGTCTGCCGACTCTGGCCGGCCAAGTCTGCTATAAACTCGGTCTAAGTCTTCCTCCGTAGGGTTAGCAGGTAGGGGGATTTTGTCGGCCCCGATTAGACGCTGGGCATTTACATAAGACCGCGCCAAGTTTTCCACATCCTTGATAGGTGAAATGCTAGGGTGTCCCCGCAATTCCTCTGGTATCATATTCAAGAAATCGTTACCAGACCCGCCTGTTGCTGTTTCCGCTGGGGTTTCCAACGATGACGCTTCAGCCTGGGCTACCTGTTCGATAGCTTCTTCTGACATAATTACTCCTCTTTCATCATACTATGAATATGCAAAAGGACAGCCCTTTTGCCTTCCTCAAAAGCTGTGGCATTGGCATCGCCAGCCACATAGCTTGACACTCGCCAGTTACTGCGAGCCTCAAGGTCTGCGAGAACTTTCTTGCCACCGCTAGTGGAAAAAGCCTCTTTGTACATAAATTTTAGTTTTTCTACTTCCGGTGTCACTGCCCAACCATCCTAACTGCTTGTGCCGCTTGCGCCGCTGTATATACATCTTCTTGCTCAGTCTGACGTTGCGCGGCTTGTTGCTCCGCCGCCGCTCTTTCTTGGCGCATCTGTGCAACTTCACGACTAGAACGGAGTGTTGTCTTAGGAACCCCGAGCGCATCAGTAACGTGCTGAACCAACCCGTCAGGGTCTAAGTGGTCAGTTACAGGCAAGGCCTGCGCCAATGGCAATAGAATTTCCAGAGCCTGCATAGTGCTGTTAAGGCTACTAGACTTCTGGGCTCTTGCCAGAGGAGATACATACTCAATGTCGATGTCTGTGCCCTGCAAAATCTCAGGAGGGATAGCCAGCATTTCTTCACGAAGCATCAAGGCAAAAACGCGGTCAATCAATGGACGCAACATCTCATTCATTAGACGCCCCAAAACAGGACCGATAACCCTCATTCTCTCTTCTTGACGCTGGACAACCTCTGTAGCTGTCATATTAGGAGCGCCACCAGAAAGGAGCTGGTCAACATAGAACGCAGAACGAATTGCCTGTCTGCGCTGGTCTTCCATGCTCAGGCCGATAGGGATGTTAGCCCCCGTGTTTAGAGGCGTGATTGTGTCTCTTGAGCCTGACCTAAAGAAGTTAAGACCACCTGGCTGAGTACGAATAGGCATAATGAAGCCGTCATCGGGAACCAAAAGCGGCGGGTCAATTTGTTTTTGTGCCGCCTGGATGATTGTCTTAGACATCAGGTTAAGCATCTTAACATCAGGCAACGCCACCATCGCCGGTGAGCGGCCCATAGTTTCGCCGGTAGCTTTTAAGAAGCGGGGGACGATGTAAGGAAACTCTTGGAATCCGCTTTCTGAAATAATCATGCTGCTATTCATACAAATATAGTACGAGGCAAACGGCATGTTTTTATTGTCCACCTTTGTTGTGTCGCGGTCTGATCGCGGCATCACAACATGCATAATTTCCACCTCTTCATCAGGCTTCTTGTCATGCGTTTTGCGGATAAAATCTCCTACGTTATCGACACCAAACCGCTGCACAGCTTGCCGCGCTGTCTGCTTATACTTGCGGAATACCGTATCAACCAAACCAAACTGGTTCTCTTGCAGGTAGAACTCTGAAATATGCCGTGTGCTAAAACGGAGCTGCCCGTTGTCCATCTCAACAAACATGCAGCCAGTACCAAACACAACAAGGTCCACATACATTTCGTGGATTTCTGTTTCAAAGTTTGATTGGTTAAACGCTCTAATCATTCGCCGCGAGGAGTCCTGTAGCCACTCTTGCACATCGTCATCTCGACTGACATCAGTTTCCTTCATGTCCAAGTGGAACCAAGGCGTCGCTCCGCTAGTCAACATCCCGTGCAGACTTGCAGACAACAGGTCTACAGACTGTAGCGCAGTGCCGTCATATATAAGCTCCATACGCTTTTCGCCGCGTGACCGTTTCTTAACGATATCGGCTTTGCGAGGGAGCATGTAGTCGGCAAGCTCTTGGTAATGCGTATCCCAGTTATCTCTGCGGGAAATGATGCTATTACTGCGACTGATTAAGTTTTTGGCTAAGTCTTTCATAAGTTACCCCAGCAATGTAGGTGTGCCGCCACTTGGCGTTTCTGTGCCGGCGGTCATGCCCGCAACTATAGTGGAGCTTCTACCCTTGCGCTTTGTGCGCTCTTTTTTCATGGCCTCTTCAGACAATGCCGAAGCTCTTTCAAAGTCAACCTGCGCAGGTGGCTCAGGAGGAGGAGCTGGCGTTGGGACTGACGGCGGGCTTAAAAGCGAACTCATTGATATCTCCTATACCGTTTTTCTGGCAGTGCCTTGTGAAAGCAAAAGGCCTACCTCTTTAGTTAGCCCGCCTCCGCCAAACCGTCTTGACGAATATCTACGGTTTAGCCCCAAATTGTCGTCAGGCACAATCTCAGGCGTGACCTCTGGCGTAACTTCCGGCGTAATGTCAGGCCTTGACACGACGGGTGCGCTTTCGGCTTCGCTAGATAAAATAGTCTGAGACGGCTTAAAGTCTCCACGGCCAGAATAAACCGTCCCCCCAAATAGCCCCTTGCTTTGAACACCCATGACCTGCCCCGATTCATTGGTGACGGGAGTAGCAGTAGTCGATTGGCTGCGAAGTATGTTGGCTTGGTTTCGCAACGAAGCTTGCCCTGCAACATTTAACGCCATACCAGCTGTCCCAGGAATTCTAGTCGTGGTCCCCATTCGTTGCTCTAGCTGTTGAGCCGCCGTGATGTTTCGGGCAAACGCTTGTTGAACAGGACTAACGCCCACGCCCTGCTTTCGTTTCTGCTCTTGTAGGCGAAAGTCTTGCGCCTCTGAGCCACTTTCAGATGGTCCCTGCGAACCCATATCAATTCTCCTTTAGTCTATGAAAGCCCAGCTTCTTAGACTCAGTTCTTAGCCAATAGCACTCACTATAGCCCATTTCTGTGAAAATGTCTTTCAAAGACCTAAATCCTTCTGTTATGCCAGCTCGCCCAGCAAAACATATGAAGTCCACAACCCAGGGAGTGTCGCCATCGCCTCGCCATGCGCTAGGTGGAAACACACCTGTTTGAAGGTATTCATCAACCTGCTTTGGATTTGGGAACGCCCAAGTGGCAAACAAATACGGGACGCCTTCTGCGTCTACACCAAATATGTAATTCCCCATAGAAAGAGGAGGTTCTATGTAAGCCCTTTTTTCGGAAAGGCTATAGCCACAATGGTAGCGGCTATGCTCCATCATTAGGCTTGCAGTGTCGTAATGAAACTCGTTATCTGTCATCATATCGTAAAAGGGTTGTAATCCATTTGCGCAACTTGTTGCGGAGGTTTGACAAAACGCTGCCTATTCTCAAGGCCAATAGCGAGATACCTAAACGCATCTGCTGAGTGGCTTGTGAAATCATGTCGCGGATGGTCTCTAAACATTTTCCTACGTTCATCCCATTCCTGCCTGTACTGCCGGAGCATCTCTACTCCTGTTGCGCACTTGTCCCTATCAAAGTAACACTTTGGTAATAGCATACGCGCCGCATTAATTCCATCCGCAACCTTCATCTTTGGGATAACCTTAAACCTAAGGCCAAGACTAGCGGCAGTTTCTAATCGCGACTTGCCACTACCAAGCTCTCGCACCTCAATGTCATGCGGGGCTAAGTGGTCGCCGTAATTGTAGTCTTTTTTATTTATAACGTCAGCGTAATGGTCTAAGCCCACACCGCCGTTTTCATAGTAATCAATAACATTGACGGCCCCGCCCCGAAAGATTTGAGCAAACCAGATAGCCGTCGAGTCATTAACGCCCAGGTCCCAAGCTGTGTGCACCGGATACGCTGGGTCATACGGCACTCGCGTAATGCGGTTATCTTCATCCGCCTCTGCCATTAATTTGCCATAATACGCCCCAATGATTGCCGCCGTGAACGAACACTCGTATTCTTGCTCATATTGCTCAGGAGTCAT